GATTCTGGTGAAAGTGTTGTCATAGCTAGCAGTTCCGACACCTTTACTATTCCTAATGGTACAGAAGTAATTTCAACTGTTGGTGATAATACCTTCTTTATTACAGCAAGTGGTTTACCGACAGCTAATGTTACAATGAATATTGAGCCAGCATTATCTGCTTCATATGCTAACACCTTTGTAACGCCTGTGAGAAGCATTGACCTAAGTAGTCAAACAACAGTGAGCGGCGCAATAGCAGTAGTAAATGCACTAGATGATTATCCTCAATTAAACTTTATACCAGATACTGTTGATACTGTTTATTTTACCCATAAGGCTGCATATAGCAGCGTTGGTTTAGATTTTGGCATTCATGAGGATCCTGATACAGCAACATTAAGTGTATTAAAACTTACTCCTGGGCTATATACTAAGGATAGCACCATTAAAGCAAAATTAGAAAAGTGGCTTAATTCCTGCTTAGAATCAGAAGATGTAAATATCTTTACTTCAGCTAAAGTGGGCGAAGTTTATAGTACTAATACAGCACTGACAAGATCTCTAGGAACATATACTTTAAATATTGATAATACCTTTGACGAAATAAACTTTGATCACCGAGACGAAGCAAGAGACTTCAATAGTGTTGTTAACGACATTTATTTCCAAAGAACCAGTAAGGATATTAGAGGCTTAGTAAATCTTAAGACCAATATTGAATTGCAAACTAGAACGGCGGCAGTAATTGGTGACAGAACAGTTTCCTATACTGATATGAATACTGCATCTATTGCATTTAGTGCTGCTAATGCTGTCATTGTAGGTATGCAACAAAGTATTTCAGTTTATGATTCTTATATCATTGATTATACAATTACTGAAGCATCAACAGAAACTTCAAAGTATCAAAGAATGGGTACAATGCATTTAAGCGGCAGAAGTGACTTCCTTAGCGGTAACGGGTCTGTGCTGTTCCAGGACATTTCATCTGAAATGTTAGATACCGGCTTAACAGGTCATTACCAGCTTAAAGATAGTTTATGTTTACAAAGACACAGAATGATTTAGATCGCCTCGCCGCCTGGAGAAAATTTAGGCAAACTTTTCCTAAGAATGCTACAGCACAGACTGTAGTGGATGCCTTTGCTGGTGTAAAGATAGAAACTAGATATTTAGACTATTATACACCTGATAATTGGCTTGATGTGTTTGAAATAGTCAAATACGGACATTTCTGTCAGAGTAGTTTGACACTTATTATTACTAGTACACTCTTGCACCTTAAACTCGTGAATCCATCAGAGCTTTGTTTTGATGTGGTAAGTAATCACATAACCGGTGCTACTGGTTTAATCTTCGTAGACAATAACCTTGTTTATAACTTTTTACCTGGCGAGATAGTCAGCGAGCAATTTGCTCTTGACAATTCGACCCGCTATATGCGACACATAATAGCATTAGATAAATTTAGTTATTGACAAGATAAGTATACTCTAGTACAATAACAATAATACTATTTTCAAAGACACAGGACTAAAAGATGTCAAAAACATATCTTATTACAAAACGCGACGGACGCAAGGAAGAACTAGATTTAGATAAACTACACAAAGTGGTTTTTCATACCGCCTTCGTTGTTTGATATTATTAAGTCAAATATCAACAAAGGTTTCTACGATAAAGAGATTCTAGAGTTATACACAGTTGAAGAAATCAACGAACTTGATGCTTACATCAAGCATGATCGCGATAACCTACTAACCTATGCTGCTATGGAACAATTCCGCGGCAAGTATCTTGTACAGAATCGTGCAACCAAGCAAATCTTTGAAACGCCACAAGTCGCGTATATCATGATTGCAGCGACTCTTTTTGGACGTTACCCTAAAGAAACACGTATGCAGTATGTTAAAGATTTCTACGATTCAACTAGTACATTTGACATTAGTTTACCCACGCCAATTATGGCAGGTGTAAGAACACCACCGCCGGTCGCATTAGGGCTATTGGCTCTCCCATTCGGAACGGTGATGCTAGCCACACTGGTGTCATACCGTTTTATAAGCACTTCCAGAGCGCGGTCAAAAGCTGCTCGCAAGGTGGAGTTAGAGGCGGAGCAGCCACACTCTACTATCCAATCTGGCACCTCGAAGTAGAGGATCTTCTTGTACTAAAAAATAATAAAGGTACAGAGGACAATCGTGTACGTCATATGGACTATGGTGTACAGTTTAATAAACTAATGTACGAACGTTTGCTCACAGGCAGCGACATTACTTTGTTCTCGCCACATGATGTTCCTGGCTTGTATGACGCATTTTTTGCTGACCAAGATAAGTTTAGAGAGCTATATGAAGCAGCAGAGCGCAACTCTCGTATTCGTAAAAAGACTATTAAAGCAGTAGATCTGTTTAGTGCGTTTGTGACTGAGCGTAAAGATACTGGCCGTATCTATCTAATGAATGTTGATCATGCTAATAGCCATGGGGCATTCAAAGAAGATTTAGCACCTATTCATCAAAGTAATTTGTGCTGTGAAATCAATTTGCCCACTAAGCCATTAAAGGATATCAACGACCCAGAGGGTGAAATTAGCCTATGTACATTAAGTGCTATTAATTGGGGCAATATTAAGAACCCAGAAGACTTTGAAAAGCCATGTGAACTAGCTGTTCGTGCGCTGGATGAACTACTAGACTATCAGAGCTATCCAGTACTTGCTGCTCACCTAGGTACAATGAATCGTAGGCCCTTGGGCGTTGGCATTATTAACTTTGCTTACTGGTTAGCTAAGAATGATACTAACTATCAGAATCCAAATTTAGATCTTGTTGATGAGTGGGCAGAAGCATGGAGTTATTATCTTATTAAGGCAAGCGTGAAACTTGCTCGTGAAAAGGGTGCATGTCTTAAGAATAACGAAACCAAGTATGCAGATGGCATCACGCCAAATCAAACCTACAAGAAGGAAGTTGATGAACTTGTAAAGCATAAGGAGCGTATGGATTGGAAGTCTTTACGCAAAGACCTAAAAACTTACGGTATTCGAAACAGTACTTTAATGGCACTTATGCCCGCAGAAACATCTGCACAGATCAGCAACAGTACTAATGGTATTGAACCTCCTCGCAGCTATGTAAGTGTAAAGCAAAGTAAGGATGGCGTGCTCAAGCAAGTTGTTCCTGAGTATCGTAGATTAAAGAACAAATATGATCTTCTTTGGGATCAACGGAGCCCGGAAGGTTATTTAAAGATTTGTGCTGTACTACAAAAGTACATTGATCAAGGTATTAGTGTTAATACCAGCTATAATCCTCAGCATTTTGAAGATGAAAAATAAAGTATCGTCAGTTTGACAAACTAACTGACAAGCAGTTGGGGTTCTTTTGGCGACCTGAAGAAATTGATGTGACCCGAGATAGTAAGGACTTTAGAGATCTTACTGACCATGAACAGCATATTTTTACCAGCAACTTAAAACGACAAATTTTGCTTGATAGCGTTCAAGGTCGCAGCCCTAATGTTGCTTTCTTGCCTATTGTTAGTTTACCAGAAGTTGAGACTTGGGTTGAAACTTGGGCGTTTAGTGAAACTATTCACAGCCGCAGCTATACTCATATCATTCGCAACATCTACAGCGACCCTAGTAAGGTGTTTGATGAAATGAAAGATATGAAGGAAATTGTTAACTGTGCTGAAAGCATTAGTAAGAATTATGATGATCTTATTGAAGCTGTCAGCTGGTACAATCTGCTAGGTGAAGGAACCCATACAGTCAACGGAAAGAAAGTAGTTGTTGACTTATATGATATCAAGAAAAAGATTTGGCTAGCCATAATGAGTGTTAACATTCTAGAAGGTGTGCGCTTTTATGTTAGTTTTGCCTGTAGTTGGGCATTTGCTGAACTAAAGAAGATGGAAGGCAATGCTAAAATTATCAAACTAATTGCCCGAGACGAAAATGTTCATCTAGCTGGTTCCCAACATATGCTAAAGGTACTCCCATCTGATGACCCTGATTTTGCTAAGATTGCAGAAGAAACAAAGGGTACATGCACAGAAATGTTTATGAATGCAATTAGACAGGAAAAGGACTGGGCAGACTATTTGTTTCAAGACGGGTCGATGATTGGACTTAACGCAGATCTTTTAAAGCAATATGTTGAATGGATTGCTGCAAAGCGCATGAAAAGTGTTGGTTTAGAAACACCGTTTAAATCACCAGGAAGTAACCCACTACCCTGGACTCAAAAGTGGATCAGCGGCGCCGAAGTTCAGGTCGCACCACAAGAAACTGAAATAAGTAGTTATATAATTGGCGGCACCAAGCAGGATGTCACAGAAGATACATTTAAGGGGTTAAGTTTATAAAATGCTAACACTATACACAAAAAACAATTGCGGTTATTGCTTACAGGCTAAGGCGCTACTTAAAAATAACAATATACTGTTTGAAGAAATCAATATTGAAACCGACACAGAAGCTAGAGAGTTTGTATTAAATGAAGGCCATAGAACTATGCCTCAAATCTATTACCAACGAAAGCTCTTTGTTGAAGGCGGCTTTGCTGGATTAAGCACTTTGGGCGTTGATGGTATTAAGAATAAAATGGAAGAACCTGTTGATTATGGTTCACTTGGGAGCCTATAATTATGTATAATTTAAAATCACTAGCAGGTAAAGTTGTAACTATTAAGTCACATAAAGGTGATGAGATTGTTGCACGACTAATGGGCTTTAATGAAGAAGGTACAATATTAACAATCCACCATCCAAAGATTGTGGTTATTTCAGGCGACAGCGTAGTGTTAATTCCTTTTGCCCTAACAGCAAAATGTGATGAAGTATTTTTACATACCAATCAGATTTTTGCAGTATTAGAAACCAGCGAAGTAACAGCAGAAGAATACTTAGATCTAGTTAAAGAGGAACTAGGCGACGAAAACGACGCCGACCTGGCATAAATAATATTATGCCCGGGATAGCCAAAGTAACAGCATCGTTAGCAGGAACAGGAATCATTACTGGTCCTGGTGCTCCTACTGTTAAAGCTGAATATTCAACAGTGAGCGTTATTAACGATCTTGTTGCTACCCACGGTGAAGCACCACATATCCAACCATCTATCATTACAGCTAGTACTACAGTTTTTGCTGAATTTAAAGCAGTTGCAGTTGAATCATTAAGTACTGCGGCCTGTGGACATGCTGTTATTGCAGGTGCTCCCACAGTCATTGTAGGAAGATAACATGGCAAAGTTGGTGTCCGTAAAAGGCCCACATGCCAGAGGTCCGATTGGTAATATTCGTGTTCAGTGGAACATGGGTAACCAATGCAACTATAATTGCGAATATTGTCCATCTATTCTACACGATGGCAGCAGGCCATGGCTGTCTCTGGACACATACCTTACTACTGTTGATAGGATATGTACGCATTATAATAATCAAAACAAAAGAGTCGACTTTGAACTTATTGGCGGCGAAGTCACAGTTATGCCCGGATTTGAAGATATCATTCGACGCATATCTGAGTATAGGACAAACAGCGTTGTTTTTACAAATGCCAGTAGAACTATAAATTGGTGGAGTAAAGCTAAGGAATACCTAGACGGTGTTGTAATTACTTTTCATCCAAAAACGCAGACTAGAGAGCATTTAGTTGCTGTTATTAACGAAATCAAAGATCATGTTACTATAGATATTAATATTGCCGGCGTTGCAGGCGAGGTAGAATCTTTAGGAGAATGGGTTGAGGATTTACGAAATCTATTTTTAAATTGCGAACGCAATAGATACGATAGTGTAAGTATATGCGTTAAAACAATGTACGCAAAACTACTAGGTCGCAACAGTAAGCAAGAAACATACTGGCCTTATAATGAAGCTGAATTAGAAGTGCTCCGACGCCCTGGTATCAAGCCAAGCCCCTGTCCGCCCCCAGACCCTGACGCACCGCAGCCTCCCCCTCCGGATCCTACTGCATGGATGACAGAGTTTCTCTACGATGATGGTACAGCAAAGTATGTTCAAAGTCATTTAATTATAAATGAGGGCCTTAATAAATTTAAGGGTATGAAATGCTCTCTAGGTTTCGAAAGCATTAATATTGATGCTAGCGGTGATATCTACAGTAGTTGGTGCGGCGCAAAGCACTTTGGTAACATTTCTAATTTAGACAGTTGGGAATTACCATCCTCGGAAACTGAATGTCCGTTTGATTTTTGCAATAATATATCAGATATTGCTATCACTAAGGTAGCTTAACACACTTCTTAAACTATTACTGTAGTGTATTTTATTAAGATCTAACGAGTTAATTTGGTTAACTAGTTTAACGATTTCTAACAAATATTCATTTGTGTAGTTACCTTGAAACATAAACACATCTTTATAATTTATGTGCCAATCTGAACAAAGCATATTGGAAAATGTTTTAGTGATTTCTTCATTTGGGAAGACATGCCCAGTAACACTTATGCTGTAGCCGGTTAATGGCCTAAAACTTTTTTTAGATTCTGTTTTAAAGATCAGCGGATGTTCTAATATGGTTCTTCCAATCTTGTCTTTAACAAAGGTTCTTAGTGTTAAAAATCCTCGAGTACTCTTGACTAAATCTTTTTGAGGTAAGATTAGTTTAGGTATAGTTGATAATTGTTCCGGCGTACAGAATTCTTGTGGGTATGGACTATTAATACTAACAACATCATATAACCAATTGCCTCGTTGATCAATAATACTGCTATAACCTCTTACCGAATCCTCTACAATAATTTCGTTAAGAGAAGTTCCGTGAGCAATTTTTACTCTTGTACCAAGTTGCCGGCATAAATCTAATAGATTATCAATTTGATGATGATTGTGTTCAAACAGTTCAAACTCTAGTACTGCTTTGTTTTTTAGTATTGACAAATTTCGTTTAATAATGTCCCAGTTTGAATTTAAATAAATTTTATCAACAATATTATCTAACCCACTGAGTTTAACAAATACGCTACTATTAGACTCGGCTAGTAATTCAAAGAGCTTGTCATTTTGTATGTTTAGATAGGAGTGTATAATAAATTGCTTGTTTGATTTTATAATATCTTCAATATGAGAATAACACAGCGGATCTCCGTACGAACTAGTTAGAAATATAATATCATCGGTTTGATCTAGATATGACAATACTAGATTTTTGTCTAATTCTAAATGTGGATAATTTCTTCTTCCAAACCGATGCTGTATCCAACTACCCTGAGGTCCTAGCGGATTATAAACGGTGTTTGCTGTGGTAAGATCAATATATACGGTCATAAAAAAGCCCGTATTATTTAAAACACGGGCTCTAAAATTTATATTATTTTGATTATGGTTTCGGGCCGCCGCCACCGTAAAGGTTTGGCGAAACTTGATATGAAACAACAAGGTCATATTCGTTTGCATCGGCGTCATAATAATATTGACTGCTTGATGTTAACTCATCTTCGCTGGTTGTGTATAATCCAACACTATATTCTTCAACAACAATATTAGTATTTATTTTGCCTTTAATTGCAAAAACATATACACCAGGAACCTGAACAGTTGGATCTAGGCCTGTGGCTGTTACACTGACAATACCTGTGCTTGCATCAAAACTAATAAATGGTGGTGTTGGTGCAAAGTCTAATGTTTCTACTTCAGTAGCATCCGGATTTAAACCAATGTTTGCTGTTGCAGATGCACCAACTTGTACATTTAACAGTCTACCTGATGGTGTAGTTGCTACTTGGGCGGTATCTGTATTGTCTGTTGTAATGATTGATTTGTTAACTAGATTGTAATTAACATTGGCATCACTGCTATCAAAAACTAGTTTACTTGAACCTAAGAAATGACCTTCTTGGAGAATAATATCTTTGATTTCTTTTGCAGTTTTTGTAGGATATCTAGATGTGTAGTGAGTAGAAATACCTGCTACAACTCCTGTACTTAAACTTGTACCGCTAACAGTTTCATAGTTGGACGGGTCACTAATTGATGCTACATCAACATCGACACCTAGTGCAAAAATATCTAGTTCAGCACCATAGTTTACAAAACCTGTTGTAGCAGCACCACCCCAGGGCGCATTGGTAAACGAGCTAACATTGTAGTTTCTATCATAAGCACCTACTGTAATAGCATTAACAACACCGGCAGGTGAATATGTATTGATGTCAGCACCGTCATTACCGGCCGCACAAACAACAATTAAGTTATTTTCGTTCATCTCGTTGATTTTAGCGTCAACGAAATTATTTTGTGGGATGACCCATGGCAAACAAACAGTCTTTGCCTTTGAAAGCAAATTACCATTGTGATGATATAATACTGCATTTAGTGCATTAATAATTTCACCAATTGTAATGTTGCCGCTGTTTTGGTTAAACAATTTTAAATTGTATAGTGTTGCATTCTTTGCAGTACCTTGACTCCAACCAACAATTAAGCTGGCAACTGCTGTTCCGTGACCTGCTTGATCGTCATAATCACTAATGGCAGGATCATTTGCAAAGTTTGTCCAAAGATCAACAATATCGGACGCCGTAAATTCTGGGTGGCTGTTTTTAATACCTGTATCAACTAGATAAACATATTCTCCTGCGCCTGTTGTTATTGGTAACCAGGGTCTTGGATTAGCTGGAGTTCCTGTGCAATATAGCAAATGATCAGTATTTGCAACCTGCAATTTAACATTTACGCTAACACTTGAATCCTGTGACATAAGCACACCAGCTAAACTGTCAAATTGCTCAGCTGTGGCTTCAATCTCAAAAGTCAAGTTAAAAGCATAATTGTTAACGATTCCAGCACCTGTAGCAGTAATAGCAGCAACGGCTGCTGCATTATCTGCGTATAGATTGGGGTCTAGTGCTACTAAGTATTTCATGTCTGCTCCAAATTAGCGTTTAATTTTCGCTGTATTTATATAAGTATTTATCAGTTTAGCTTTAACAAGATGAGGAATATGGAAGATAAAATTTTATTTGGCAAATCCTGTGAAATAGTGTACACCAATACGGGCACTATCCTAAAATTAGGGGTCAAAAAGCCATCTGCAAATGTTATATTTTGGGACAAACTAGCTGAACATTTTGCCGGAATTAATTCTGCCCGTGTGTGTTTGAGCGGCGGAATTGATAGCCAGTTTTCTCTACAGGCAGCTAAAAAGTTGGGTATAGATATTTCAGCTGTAACTTATGCTGGTATTTGGCAGGGAACCGTTGTTAATGCACCAGATGTTGTTGCTAGTCAGAGATACTGCCAGCACTACAGTATTCCATTAGAAATAATTGATATTGACTTGTATGAATTTTTAAATAGTAACGAACTAATCGAATACGGAGAAACTTATAAAGTAAGTAGTCCCCAAATCGCTGCCCATTTAAAATTTCTGTCTAAACTTTCTGCTGATACTCCTCTTATTATGGGAGGTGAGCCAACCTTACTTTTTACTCATTATTTTTCGGATAACGATATTAAGTTATCGACACATACAAAAGAACAGTATACTAGAGTTAGTGCGCCCTACTACTCTTATGCACAAAAGAATAATTTAAAATTACTTAAAGATATTTTTTATTTAGATACCGAAATGGTTTATTTAGGATTTGAGCAGAATTTAAAATTACTCAAAGATGAAAAAATCTATATAGGGGGTAAAAGAAAAGAAAATAAAAATTACTTTGATATAGATTCTCAATATTCTAATCAAATGAATGCAATGCGGTATAAAACCGAATTTTATAGATCTTTTGGAGTAGAAATTATAGCACCAATTTTAAAGAATACAGGATTTGAGTCTCTTAAGAAACACCTAGCATCAGCGTCCGGAGTGTATAATGAGTTTGACATAAAATACCGTTCTCCCCTAGAGCTGATGCTTAAAGCAAAACCATGGTCTAAGAACCTTGGGAAAATATCTGTGTTAGATACCGAGTTTTCAAACTATCCTGAATTTAATAGTTTGGTTGAACAATACATAGATGTTTTAAAACACTCAGATAATTTGAAGAATTTGGCGTTATACTATTTTGATTTTTAAGTACTCTGTTAACTTTTGGGCAGTTTGACATCAACGAAAATTTTTGTTATAATATAGAGTGTGATAAATACAACATGTAATAATCAAAACGGCTACACAGCGAAAGGGACACAGTATGATAGAACTTTCTATACAAGGCGGGAACGCCAAACAGCGAAAGCTCGTTAAGAAAGCTATTAATTTTTGCATCAACCTGATGTTGCCAACGACTCGTTCGCTGCACATTAATGTTGAGCTTAAAAAACAAGATGGTGTTGGTTTGCTGCCCGGAGATTATGGTTCAGTTGTAAACATTTCATGCTATAATAGCTTTCATATGGAGTTGTGGAAGAAGCAAAATATTAATCAATTGCTTGAAACCACAATGCATGAAATGATCCATGTTAAGCAGAGCATTAAGAAAGAATGGACTACATACTATTCTAAATGTTACTGGAAGGGCATTGATCATACAGATACATCTTATAGTTAAATCACAATATGCAGGTGAAAAAGTAAAAAGAATTAGAGTTACATACTCTAGTTTTGATAAGGATACTGCACCACCACATCTTAGTTTTTCGTTGAGATGTAAACCTGCCAAAGAAGCAATGCAGCGTGGTGACAGAAGTTCATGGAACGTTGATAACATTTTAAAACCATTTCAAGGATCGTATACTGAACAAGTAGTTTGCGATGTTAATAAATGGTTAAACAATATTGGTTTAAGGGTTACAATTGTAAAATATGCTGAACTAGTATCTGGACAAGCATTTTGTCTACACACTGATGATTTTTATGATTATAGATTCCATATTCCTGTAGCTACTAATAAAGGAGCAATGTTCCACGTTGATAAAGGACTTTATTTTATGCATGACGTAGGTGCTATGTATAAGATGATAACTAATAAAGAACATGCTTGCTGGAACGTTGGCCACACACCCCGTGTTCATTTAATATTTGATACAGAAGAATTGAAGCCCTAATGGTGGAATTGGTAGACACGGCAGACTCAAAATCTGCTTCGAGAGAGTGGGGGTTCGAGTCCCTCTTAGGGTACCAAAAATCCCTTATTTTAAAAAAGATAAATAAAGTTGCATAAATAGGTTGACAGAAGAAAACTTCTGTGTATAATAAGGACTATGATGACGCAAATGATAAAATCGGCATTAAGAACGAATCGTATGGCCAGTTATTGGTCAGGCGTTGTCTTCTTCTGCGGACAAAATCATGATCCGATTCTAGAGGGGGGAAGCACAGTATAAGGTTGTACTCATATAACTATATACTATGCG